AATGAAAAACCTGAACGTCTGTTCTTAAGGTAGCACATCCCGTAGGATCGTTTATCAGCCTTGCAGGCTTCCCAAAAGTAATAAAATATTCTGTTGGCCTGTCTGAAATCAGGTGCTCCAACATCAATCTTTGTCCAGTTGAGGTATATATAGTGCGACCCTGTAATGTAACACGGTTCCCCGTTGCACATGAACCAAAAGCCATTGCTACGAGAATCAAACTCATTTTCAATATAAGCGTAGTATTGTTCTTTAACATCTTCGTCGTAATCTTTAAAATCAATTATATTTTTTATTTTTGTTAAAGATGCTGGCTTAGATATTTGATTAAATACTTGATCCTCTTTTTTAAAGTCTTCACCTTGTATTTTTTTAGGAGTTTTAGGTATTCCTACCTTTAGACCTTGAATCTCGTATATATCACCCAATGTTCCATCTTTGCTTATTATGACGCAATCTAAGTTTTCGTTATACCCGTATTCAAACTTTTTATATTTGTTTAAATTCTTTATCTTTTTGTCAGATAAGTGATCCCTGTGTATTGTATATAAAGTTTGCTCGTACATTATTTAAGCCTGTCTTCTACGCCTATAAAAGCTTCTGATTTTACATTCGTGTTTTTCTTTTCATTTATCTCCTCTATTTTTTCAATTATCTTTAAGGAGTCCTCTATTGCAACCCATTTAGCTTGAGCTGCTGTTTTTGCTTTTTCAGGATCTAGTTCAACTAAATCTATTTTTTGTCTTATTACTTTATCTAGTTCAACCAAAGCTTGCTCAGCTGCTTGAACTACTTTTTTTCTCCGATCCATAGTTTATTGTAACTTGATTTGATAAAATTCTATATAATTTTTGACCGTCTATTTCAAACTCGTATTCAGAATCTGGTGTGAAGCCCACTGTGTCACCTTTAGCTAGCCCTAACGCAACCAATTCGTCGTTGCTATACACAAGCTCACCTTTTAATTTTTGCTCAATATCTGAGCTCCATTCATCGCTTTCAGCAATAGGCTTTACAAAACAATAATCATTTGGGCAATGCCACTTACCATTTCTTTTGTAAGCAAAAATTTGATCCGACGCTACAAAGAATTCGTTTTCTTTTAAAAAACTAGAACTATTCTTTTCATCGCCTCTTATATCAATCCATCGCCTAAAAACGTTGTGATGTACTATTACTGCGTCACCTTTTTTAGGTGTTTTACTGGTTACTCCGTATGCAGGCTCACTTAATACTGTACCGAGGCGGTTAACAAACATGTAATCACGCTCAGTTGTTTCTGTATTAAGTATTAATTCTTTTTCGTCAATACTCTTTTTATTATTATAACGCGATTCAGTAGATATGATATAATTAAATAATGATTTCATTTTAGTAATCTAAATTGTATTCTAATGATACTGCCATGTTAGAGTTAAAAAACTTCCAAGGCAACACTTCTTTGTTTTTTGTAATATAAATTTTATAACCGCCCTCATCTTCTAGTATATCGCATATTTTATGACCGCCATATACTTCTTGACCAACGGAGTAGTGCATTGCTTCGTTTTTATAATCCGTTCCAACGCTAATCTTTCTAATTAATTTTGCCATTTAATTTTATTTAATATGTCCAAATTGTAACAGGCGGCGCACCGTCATAGCCGATACCTACATGCACAAAGTTGCTTTTTCTTGATATACCTATTCTTTTAAAACCAACCTCAATAGCGGCTTTTACTAAATTATAAGTTGCTTCACCACCAATACAAGCTATGTCTACGGCGGCGCCATAAGCGTGCTCACCGGGTTTGCTTTTTTTCGCTTCAATTGGATGATCAGGTGATCTATAAGTTGATGTTAATTTAATTGGATGCCCATAAACTTCTCGCAAGTCATCTAACATTGCTAAAAGCTTTTCATCCATCATTTCAAAATTACTAAATTCAGATTCATTAAAGTGCTTCATTTACTCTTTAAATTTTTTTATTATCATTAAAGTTGTATATATAATCGTAAGTACTAATACGATAGTCTGCAACGCCGGATTTAGGTTAGGCATTGTTGAAAATAATAAGGCCCCTACATTAAGGCCAAATATCTTTAGGTCTTCCATGTTATTTATGTTTGCTGTTTCCAAATACTTTCTCAACACCACGAGATCCAAAATAACCACCAATAACAATTGTTAGCAGTCCTGTAATAGAATCCAGCGGCAGCCCTAGGTACCACCCGGTAACATAGGATACAGTTAGGAAAACCAATACTAAAGGACGAACATTAGAAGCGAGCCAGGATCCTGACCTAGCATCTGCTACCCATCTTTTAGTTGTGCCATCAATTTCGGCACGTTCCATTTTTAATTTTTCAAGTGCTATTTCTTTATCGGCTTCGCTCATATCAGAACCGCCAATTATAGCCTGTATTACAGAGCCAACAGGAGTATCACCTGCTATAGCCCCAACGACGCTAGGAATTTTATCTAATAAAAATTTCCCAACGCCGGTGTCTTTAAATTTTTTCTTACTCATTATTTATGCTATTGCTATATAAACATATGTTCCTCCATTTGCGTTAATATCTGCATTTACTTCGCTCGTCGAAAATGATAATCCATCATTAGTAAAACTACAGTAACCAATTGGATCAGAAGAAGCGTCATATTCAGCATTACTTAAATCTGCTCTTAAACTATGATTAATTCTTACGGGATATGACCCAGCACTTCTTGCATTGTCAAACATCCTCCAACCACCGGCTGAATCCGTTCTTTTTATCATTACAAAACTTGGTGCAAAACCAAATGATATAGTATTTGCGGCCGAGCTACCCGTTCCATTATAACTCCCCACCTTCTGATAACCAGCAACGGAGTGGAAGCAGTAGGCTATATAGTCTGCCGACTGATTGTTATAAAGCCTCTCCGCGTTTGTTGTTCCATTTGTACTAAGCACGGTGCTGTTAGCTGAAGTGTAATAGTTGGGAAAAGTGGTATATATAGGAGGAGCGGTAGCACCATCAAGAGTTAAATACCCCTCCGTGCCAGTAACAGAACTTGCAAGGTTTGCTTGCCAGTTAGCCGGCGCTGATGTTTTTTTAATTATATAAAGTTCAGGAGCTGAATTTAACCCGTGTCCTATTGTAGCATTAGCAGAATCATTTCCAGTCCATTTTACAATACTAAAACCAGCATTTTGATTAACACTAACTTGACTTGTTATATTTCCATTAGTATTGTTTATCGAGTCTCCTCCGCCTTTCCAACACCAAGCTACAAAGTCTTGGTTATTTGCATTTGTTCCTACATAAGTGCCAGGTGCGTTTACAAAGAATCCATTTGAATCAAAAGATGTTACTGTATTGTAAAAAACACTAGCAACGTTAGAGTTAGATAGTAAACCGTTTCCTGCTTCTCTGACTGAATCGTGAAGCTGATGGTCATAATTTATTCCTCTACTTTTTATCCAAACTAAGTCTGGTTGAAACCCTACATTTGAAATATATTGACTTCCACCGTTACCTTTATACAATACAGTCTCAAAGTTAGATGTATTAACCTCTGGTTTCTCGTTGTATAGATTCTCTACCGCAGTAGCATCTAGTGCTGAGTCAAATATTCTAACTTGGTCTATTTTGCCATTAAAATATTGTGAATTATAAAAAGCTCTTCTTCCAATCTCTAACGTATAAAGAGGGCTTGTTGCTGAGCTATTAGCTGTGGGTGTGGTTGACTCTACATTGCCATCAATATAAAGTTTCATTACCCTATTGCCATCAATAGTCCCTACAACGTGATGCCAGTTTCCATCGTTATATGAATTTGATGCACTTGTTATAGCAGTAGATTGACCGCCAGTACCATTAGCTTGTTGCCAAACAATATATCCACTTCCAGTTTCTAATATCAAACCCCTTCCTGAACTGGCTGCTCCACCATTGTCCATAATAGTCCCCGATGTTGCAGTAAAATTAATCCAACAAGAGAATGAAGTGTTAGTCATAGAAATGTCAGAAGAATCCACGCCAGTAGTTATATAACTACTACTACCGTTAAATACCGCAGCTTGACCAAACCTACCAAACTCATAGGTTATATTAGATTCTACTCCATCGTAGTTTGTTGTTTCATCGTTGGCATTACCATCTAGCTTGTAGTATGCTAGATTTGTACCTTGATAGTTT